TAGGTCTAACTGATATACATTGGCATCATTGGCAAGTCCGAATCGTGTGCCTGCGGCATAACCAGCACCAGCCGTTGGATGGGTATCTTCTGCTGAATAGTTATCACGAGCGTCTGCATGGCTGTAGGTGTAGTTTGTGCCACCTGCGATTGTGCTGTAGTGTTGTCCCCAATTGTAGTCAACTATCCTGCTTGAATATTCTGCATGGTCACTGAAAGTGAAATTATCTATAATGACGATGTCAACATTCTTACCACTTGCTGAATATGTTACACTGGTATCAACACGCCTGTCAGATGAACTTGCGGCATTGGCACCCCATCCTGATCTGTTGTCGGTTTCAATGTGTCTTAGTATTGACCAAGGATGATGATCATTATTGGTGTATTTTACTCTAGTATCACCATTGGCGTTTGTAAATGTTGATCCAGTTGGACTGGTGCTTTTGTCAAACCTACCAGTGAATGTTGCTTGTTGCACCAACTGTTGTCTGTCCAAAACACTTTGTGGAACAACCACTTCTACTCTGTCATCATAACTTACTTCTTGTGCTTCATCTAAGGTAAGCATATATCCTGTGGTTCTTGAAGTTGGTCGTCTTTCTCCACACTCTACTTTTCTATCTGGAATAGTTATAGCACCGCCTGGCGTTTCCATATCTGTATAGAAAGCGTCAATGTCTACACTACGTTTTAGTGTTACTTGGAACAGTTCCATTTTACGCCTCCAATTGTAGTATGAATAGAGATACCTGCACTGTGTCAGTGCTACCGCTTTTGTTTGTAACCCTACACGGTATATTTGTTGTTGGTGAACTTTCTAAGTTGAATCCATAAGCACCTGGGCTTATGATAACTGTTTCTGCTCCTGTTGTGATAACTTCTGTAATAAGTCCTGCATCTGAAGTAGGATCTGTGCCTTCTGCTCTTGCGGCATCTGCTGTTCTTGTTGCGGCACTAACATACAATCTAACTCTTGCGGCTTTGTCTGTTGTTATAGCCATTAGTGTGTATGCTTTAAATCCTGTGATGTCTAAGTCTTCTTCAGCGCCATCTGCCAAACTCGAAGTTTGGTTTGTTCTTATGATTCTGCTCTGTAATCCTGAGCCGCCACCGCCACTGCCAGTTTGGTCAGCTACCCATGCATAGTCACTGCCATTCCAGCTTAGTATTTCATTGGTGCTTGCCGAAGATGTATTCAAGTGTGTATCAACATCAGAGTTTGTATAACTGCTGCCACCTCCACCGCCACCGACACCTACTAAATCAACTCCGCCTGCTGTTGCGCCGTCACTGATTTTTAGTTTATTTGTGTCAGTGTCTACCCATAGCTCACCGTCTTTGCCAATGTACTGTGTGCTATCAGCAATAATATTTTTTGAAATTAATTTTCTTGTTGCCATTTCGATAATACTCCTGTTACTACTATTTAGCAACAGGAGTATATTGTGTTAATATCCGTTTGGTACTAATATATAATGTATTGTTAGCACAATGGCTACTGATGCGCCCAGTCCTATCATCATCTTCTGGAAGTCTCGTGCTACCAGTGGAAACACACTCTTGAACTTACGCTTGCCTGTGAATGTTGCAATAGCAAGTTCACGTCCTGCAAGCATACCAACAAACACCCAAGTGGTTGACATAGGTATATCGTTCAGCTCTTTGAAGAAGTACAAGCATAACCAATAGAATAGATCAATCAGTGTAGCACTACGCACATATCTTGTGTTGTGCTTTTCCAATACAATCTCTTGTATCTTGCCGCCTCGTTCTCTAAACATAAAGAACAAGCCAATAACAAATACAAAACTGATAAGCACCATAAGGTCTATGGGTACTTCACGTGGAAGGAATACGGCAATGTTGGCCATATCATGTGACAGCCAAGTCCACCATAATCCGCCTGTTGCTATCCACTGTGCTATACGCCAGTAATTTTTATTCTTTTCAGCAACTGGTGCTGTTTCGTCCATCCATCTACTTACAAAATACCAGACACCATATGCGAACATTGCCGCAATACCATATCCCATAATTGATTTCATAAGCATCTTTTCTAATACAAATGTACTTGCGAAAGCACTTAGTACTAGGAAGCTAGTTGATACTGGTACACCTTTACGTGTTAGTAGCACAAGTATGCCTGGTGCCGCAGCATGATACCACTGTACTTCTTGCCAGGGTATTTTGTTGAGTCTGCCGTAACTGATGTCTCCACCATTTACATGCCAGCCATACCATAGTGTGGCTAGTAGAACTGCACTTGCGGCAATCCATAATGTTTTGTAAGTAAATCTCTCATTGTTTGATGCCATCCATGTACCGAGAGTTTGTACTGAATCATTTGCTATCACAGCATAGGCTGCGAATAAGAAGCCAATGAGGCTCCATATCGTTAATACGTCCATAATTTTCTCCATTGCTTGACGGCTTTACCCCGTCGCTCGCTTGGTGAGCTATTGCTCAGAACTATTTACATTAATTGTAAAAAGACGATTACAAATCGCCTTCTTTTCTGTTTTCTGAATAATAAGGATCAAACTCGCCGCCTGGATAACGCTTTTGTAGTTTGTTTACATTTTCAGCAATTACATCGTTGGGGTCAATACCCAATGCAGTACAACTGTTCATCCAGTACCACATAATATCGCCCAGTTCACGCTTGGCGTGAAACTGTGTTGCTTCGTCCATAGGCTTGCCTTGGAATACACACTTCTTTACAATTTCCATAAACTCGCCACCTTCTGCACTGATGCCAATTGCACCAGTCATTAGCAGTGCCATGTTTACACCCATTTTGCTTTCAGTAGTTTCAATATCAATAATACGATTATACATCTGCATGCTTGATAGTGATTCGCTACTTGTAACTTCTCGTACAAAATCTTTGTACTTGTTTAAATCTACTTGTTTCATTTTTACCTCTATTGGAATAAGCTACTAACTGATTCTTCGTTTGTTACTCGACGGATAGCTTCGCCAACCAATGGTGCTATGCTAGCCTGTCTAATTTTCTTCATCTTTGGCGGACACACATACTTGATAGTATCAGTGATTACTAATTCTTCAAGCACACTTTTTTCCACCTTTTGACATGCATCACCACTTAAAATGCCGTGTGTGATATATGCTCGTACACTTAATGCACCAGCATCCATAATTGCTTGTGCGGCTTTACACAATGTGCCTCCGCTGTCCACCATATCGTCCACTAGTATTGCATGTTTATCTTTGACATCACCGATCAGTGCCATAACTTCTGCAACACCTGCGACTGGTCTACGTTTATCAACAATAGCAATATCACTGTGAAACATATCAGCAAACTTACGAGCTCTAACTGCACCGCCTGCATCTGGAGATACAAACACTACACTTTCTTCTGTATCAATATTGCGATTGATATCTTTGGCAAACACAATACGGCTTGTTAAATCATCAACAGGAATATCAAAGAAGCCCTGTATCTGTCCAGCATGCAAGTCCATTGTTAGTATACGGTCTGCACCTGCTTGTGTCAACAAGTTTGCTACTAATTTTGCGGTAATTGGTGTCCTACTGGCACTTTTGCGATCTTGGCGAGCATACCCAAAGTAAGGGATAACTGCGGTAATCCTAGTAGCACTGCTACGCTTGGCTGCATCAATCATAATCAATAGTTCCATTAGATTATCATTAACAGGTGTACTTGTACTCTGGATAATAAAAACATCTTCACCACGGATGTTTTCCATAAATTCTACACTACATTCACCATCCGCAAATGTTTTTACATCTGCTGGTACTAGTTCACTAAAACAATGGGCTGCAATTGCTTCAGCTAGCGGCAAGTTACTATTGCCAGTGATAATTTTCATTTTCAAATTTGCTCTTTCTTTTTAGACGTTGAAGTTAATACTTTCACCGCACCCACAACCAGCCATGGCTTGTGGATTTTGGATATCTACCCTATTGCCAGTCAAATCACTTACGTAATCAATTGTTGTTCCAATAAGATACATTATGCTATGACCATCTACACTTAGTGTAAAGTCACCATAATCTGTTTGTTCATCTCTTTCCATATGATCAACTGGTTCATCATATGTTTCCCAATGATACTGAAAGCCAGCACAACCGCCGCCCATAATACCAAATTTAACATATTTTCCTTTAGCAACACTGCTAAAATGTTCTACTGCTTTGTCAGTTAATGTTACTACTTGTGCCATATCAATCTCCTGTTCCTGGCTTTCCACTAAAATCAGGACCTTTTGGTGGACCGTCATACCCCATCTTAGGATTAAATTTATCAGCATCAGGCATAGGCTCTTGTTGTTCAGTAATGTTTGGCCATTTTTCAGAATGTTCCTGGTTTAGATTAACCCAAAAGTCAATATGCTCTTGGGCCATTTCTTTAGTTGTATCTGGAAAAATAGCACCAGCCGGACATTCCGGCTCACATACACCACAATCAATACATTCTTCAGTATTAATAGCTAAAAAGTTTTCACCTTCATAAAAGCAATCAACTGGACATACCTCTACACAATCTGTATATTTACATTTAATGCAAGCATCGTTAACAAAGTATGTCATATATTTTTAGCCCTTTTTATTCGCTTGTTTTTGCTCTTTGAGCAATTGTGCTACAAGATCGTCTTTCTTTTTGCGTCTGTCTAGTTCAACACCATATTCACTACGGCCAATCTCTTCAAGTTGTTGCTTGGTTAGTTTACCAAGTGAAGCCTTGTTGTGCTTCTTTACTTTGGGAGTATTTTTACCAGTTGGCTTTACTGTGAGTGTACTAGTAGTTGTGATGTTTTTACTATCAACTGCTTTTGCAATTGCTTCTGGTACCTTTGCTTTTTCGTCTTGGCCTAAACCAAGAAATTGTTTTAACTTACTTAACATATTATTTCCTTAAAAAATACCAAGTACTAATTTGCCTTCTTCACTAATCACGTCTGGTCCCCATTGAGGATCAAAGGTAATTTTGACATCAACGCCTGTTGCTTCTGTACTTATCACGGCGTCACTTACATCCGCTATAATATAGTCGGCTGCAGGGCAAAATGCACTGGTTAATGTCATTGTTATAATGACGTTAGTTGGGTCATCAATATTTATATCGTATATTAGACCCAAGTCATATACGTTTAAACTTATTTCAGGATCATACACTTCTTTGAGTGCATCAACTATAGATTGTTCTAAATTATCCATGTGTTAACCTAAAAATTACAGCATCTTCTTGACTGCTGAAATAGACACTTATCATATCAAATGTACTATCAAAACGGAACCCCCAACGTGTGCCGGGGGAACCGTACATTTCTGTCATGTAATCTATAAAGTCTCGTCTGATAGTTCTGCCACCAGGTCTGTCTTCATATTCACTACTAATAACATAATGGTACTTAAAGTGAGAAGTTGTAGTATCCCACTCACTGTGTATTTTCCATATTTTTTCAGTTGCTATCATTGTGTATACTATAACAAAAAATTATATTGTTGTCAATCTATTTGGTCATCCAACCATCTACATGTGACACTTTTTGTACTGAGTATGGTGTATAGATTGCACTGTTAGCACCATGCTCTGCACATTCAGCTGATTCACACCAACAACGTCCATCGCTGATTTCTCTAACAAGTTCGTCAGCAAACTTCCATGCGTGATATGCAAACTTCTCACAACCAACACCATCAAAAGTTCTAATCTCTGCCAAATCCAATGCTTCAAGTTCTTTAAACTTTTCAAGATGTGGATCTGCAATATCAATTGCTGTCTTGTGATCAAAGTTATCTTCTAACCAAGCCTTCAAAGGTTTTAGTCCACCAAAGTCTACTGCCCAGTTTTTATTATCTAGATCTGAACATCCAAATGTAAATTTAAATTGTAAACTATACCCATGTAATAAATGACAATGCGAATGATCTGCATTAGGTTGACGGAACACCGCTGATAGTCCGATGTTGTGTCCGTATGTTTTTGTGCTGTAATAAGCCATATTATTCTCCTGT